GCATCGTCAGGAAGCCCAGCGCAGCACTCATCGCAGCAGTGACACCAGCCGCTACAGCCTTGCTTCCGTACAGTGCCATCACTGCGCCGAGCTCGGCAATGTCCTTGGCTTCAGATGTTCTGATGCCATCGCCGAAGACTGTCGAGAAGCTCGCGACGAAGGCGATCAGAACGACCACGACCAGGCGTGGGATTGATATTGAGTTCATCTTTGTATGATTGCCTCCAGAGCGCTGACCTTGTTCTCGAGTTTACCGAGCCGCTGTTCTATCCTGCGGACTTCTTGCTGTTGTCCGTCGAGTGTGTTGATGATGTGTGCTACCTGAGTCTCCAGGCGCGTCAACCTGACTTGCAATGCCACCCATGCGGCACCAATGCTCACGGTCGTAATAAAAGCCTGTATACCGATTTGGACCCACATCTCAGGACTCATGCACACACCCCTCAAATCTCTAATCCTATGATGGTGGCACGAAGCGGATTCCCGCATCACGCAGTGGGTTAACCGTTTGTCCTGGCGCGGAGCGCGATGGTCTGCGACACAGCGTTCGTGTGACCGAAGTCGCTGCCGATGCACTCGTAGTATGGCGACAGCGCCTGCGGATTTCCTGAGGTGTATATCCTGTCATCTGCTCGCACTTCGACGTCTGGTGAGCATGTGAGCGTCCATGTACCGGACTGCTCGATCATGCCGCCGACAATGCCTTCGGTGTCGCCCGTGTTACTGATCGTGGCGCGTATCTCAGCGACCTGTATCCAGTGCTGACTGATGCCACCGATGCCGTCGGACTGATTGACTGTTCGCCAGATCGCGACACGGTCGGCGTACGAATACGCCTGGATCGCGTTCTTGAGCGCGTTGCTGTATGCAGCTGGAATCATACGAACACCATCGGGCTGTATCGCTTAGCCTGGTCGAGACAATGCTCACGGAGGACAGCCATCTTCGCGTCGACTTGACCATCCTTGACATCGATGAGATGTGTGATGCTGGATGCTTTGCGTATCCATCCCTGTCGCGCAGCTGCGCGGATGTCGTATCGTTCGTTATTGGCTGGACCGATGTCCTGCCACAGGAGATCGCCGCTTCCATCGTTCACTGTGTAGTTCAGTGTTTGCGTCCACTGTGGGAACTGAGGTTCTGTGGCGCTCGAGGTTCCTGCGATGACGCACTGGTACAAACGACCATTCGCGACCGTCGGGATGATGATGTCACCAACCACGAAGGCTGTGGATGCTGTCCACGTTGTCCATCGAGCGTGGTCGTCGACGAGCTGCTGGAGCGCAGTCGAGTCGAGGAAAGGATACTGATCGCTGGCAACCATCCAAGCGAGACGGTCCAGTGCTTGAGTTCGAGTGAGTGGCATGAGCGAATCCTATGAAAAACAAAAAGGGAACGGGATAACCCGCTCCCCTTGACTGCGAAGGTGCTACAGACTAAGCAGCAGCAGCACACTGCAACACGATCAGTGAGCCAGGCACTTGGCTAGCCGCTGTTGCATTGACGTTGCCGACATCGAAAGCATTGAAGGCGTACCGCTCCGTCGCTTTGAACGTGAGCGCGTCCTCAATGAATTTCACCTGGTCAGAAACTTCGACCGTGACTCCACGACGATCGCCGAAGGCGACACCCTTGGAGAGGTCTCCGAGAACGACCATGTCTTTTTCCGCAGCCACTGTCGACGGCATGTTCTGGACGAACGAGATCGGGATACCGAAGAGTGTTGGCTGAGGGCCATATGCGTTCTGGATGTCCATGATCGAGTTACCAGACAGAGCAATCAGCTTGTCTGCGACGCCACTGTAGAACACCGATTTGTGCATGTACCAGCGCGGGTTTGTCGCGTATGGCTGCAGTTTGCCGACCATCGACTGGAAGTTAGCTAACGTGAAGCTCGAGAGTGCAGTGTTGCTACCAGCAGCACCAACGACCATCGACGCGATGTTTGCATAAGTTGCAGACAGCGCCTTGATCTTTGGCATGATTCCGGTGATGGAACCATAGGTCGAAGTACCATCGCCCTGGAATGCAGCTGCATCCTCAGCGAGTGCGAGACCGTATGCGAAGTCCTGCGCCAGTGTGGCGCCGAAGTCGATGACGGTGTCCTCGTTGAGTTCCTTGCTCACGATGGTCAGGATGGCGAGCTTCTTGGCTGTAAGCGCAACCTGTGTGAAAGTGATGTCGGATGCTGTGATTGCAGTGGCTTCACCAGGATAATAAGTCGTGGTCGAAGTGGATGCATTCGGCACATTGAGGACATCGGATGTCATCGGATAGATGCGGCTGTAGCGACGCGCAACACCGTACTCGTTGCGAAGCCAGATCAGGCTGGACGAAACGATTTCAGGGACGGTGAATCCACCCTCACTGTTCGTTCCTTCGGTCTGCGACTTGACGCCGTTTTCAGCACACCACTTAGCTGCTTTGGCATTTCCTAGGACATTGCCACGGACCCACTGGCCGAAGGCGTATGCTTTATAGTTTGCTTCGTCGCGTGTGCCTGGGAACGGGTTGCGGACTACTCCGCCGCTCTTCCATGGCTCAGACTTTGGCGCTTCGGATGCGACAGGAGCAGGGACATTCCCGAACTCCTTGAGCATTTCGATGCGCTCAGAGAGAGACTTTGCAGCTGTGTGAAGGCGATTCGCTTCACTCATATCGCCGCCGTTGATGAGGACTTCTTTGGCAGCAGCGATAGTAGACTGGCGCTGGCCTTCGAGTTGTTCGATTGTCATTTGGATAACTCCATTATCATGAGCTCACGGAGGAGTGCAGACTTTGCCTCTTCCACTTCGCTCGGTTGTTCGACGATGGTGACATCTTCGCTCGATACTTCGTCTCGAAGTTCGTTCCAGATGGTTTTCGCGAATCTTGTCGACTCGCTACGTGAGAGACGAACTGCATCCCGCAGACGTCGCTCCACTTCCCGGATGGATGTCGGTCGCTCGTGCTTCGATTTCATCGATTGCACTTCAGCTGCCGGATCCTTTAAGTTTGCTGTCAGCTCTTTGGCCTTCGATGCAAATGCGTCGATGATGGCATCGATGTGCAGTTTGCCTAGACCAGCATCCAGAGCGGCCATCATGCCAGCGCATAGTCGGTCATAGAGTGCCTCGACACCTTCGTGGACCATCTCAGCCGCGAGATCGCCGTAGACAGACTCGACGAATGTCGCCACGTCTTCGCCAGGAGCGACAGGGATAATCATCTCTTCTTCTTCCATCTCACCCTCCATGTCGCCATACATGTCCTTCAAGGACTTGACCATGTTCATCGGTTCCGCCGGCGTTGGTGTGAGCGATGCCTCACCGATTGGCCAGCGTGTGATTTCGTAGCGGCCATCAGACATCTTCTTGCGCTCGACCATGTGACCCGTGGCGCCGCTCGAATATCCGAGCTTGCCAGACTTCGCGAGTTCCTGGATCATCTTCTGATACTGATCGGCCATCTCGACCTGGCTCTCATACCATAAACCTTTATCGTCCATGGTAATGAAGCCTAAACCGATGCGTGATTTGCCGATGGTCTTGTCTTGGCCGTGATGATAGTAGAGGTTCATCGGGACACGTACGCCTGGAGACATCGGTCGACCGAAGTCGGTGTTTTTGGTAAAGTAATCGCCCTCGAGGTCCTGACCGCCAAAGCGTACCAAGTAACCACGCACACGACCGGAATCGTCTGCTTTGATTGCACTCCCAAAGTTCACCAGTGTCTGCATCATAAATCCCTCAATGGCACCACGACTGCCTGTGGACCCCACAAATCGTTCGGTACGACCTTACCAAAGTCGGACAGTGATGTCCCTGTTTCCCACATCCTATATCGCGACGGTCCGAGCACCTGGCGCCGCTGGTCTTCACTCAGCATCGCAAACTGCTCATCGCGTGTCGGAAGTTCCGGTGTCTCGCCGAACGCATCAGGGTCAAGCCCAGCGAGTTCGGCGTACGTCGGAGTGATCGGGACGATTGTACACCTACAGTTTGGATGCGATGGAACGATTGTCGCAACAGCGTTGGGTTCTCCGTGGAGCGCCCAACATACGGGACAGACGTTGACGTCACCAGCGGACACGCGAGACCAGCCCTTGACGATGGACAGGTTCGCCTCGAATGTCTGTCGCTGTGCTTCGCGGTTGGCTCGAATCATCTCAGTGCGTGCGATGGTAGCAGCTCGTGATGGTGCGAGAGTCTCGTACGTCTTCGACATGCGACGAGCGACCTGTAGAGGATTGAGACCCTGCGCGACACCGATGGTGACGTGGTCGCGTGCAAAAGGACCGATGGCTTCGTAGAGTGCAGCTAGCGGTGAACCATCAGCGGCGAAGCCGACGACGTTCGTGATTGCCTCGACCGGTAATCGATTCCAGTTGAGATCGATGGCCAGTGAAACGGAATCAGGGACACCAGCGACAGCACGCACCAAAGATTCCTGCATGTCCAGGGACAGCTGTATCGCGCTTCGCTGACCACTCGACGCGATGTCGGTCGCTCGAGGTGCGAACTCCGTGACCTGTCTGGCCATCTGCTCGTTCAGTGCCGCGAGGCGCACCTGGAAGTCATTCAGCGCCGTGACATCCTCACCCGCTGCCTGTGCTTCCTCGATCGCCTGTGTCAACTCCTCAAGGCGCTGGAGGTTGTCTGCTTGCAGGACCGTGTACGTTCTTCGCATCTCAGCGAGCGCGGAATCCTCACGAGCGCGGAGTTTATTCCGATAGGCCTCATTGACCTGATAGATGTCAGGCATCAGCGTCTGTCAGCTCGTAACCATAGTACGGGTGATACGACTTGCCGTTCTCCTTCGGCGCCATCTTCTTTAGGATCTCTTTGCGTGCAGCTGTGGACCAGCGATAGCCCGCATCGCCACCCCATGCAGCCCATGCCACACGACCAGCGCTTGGATATCCATCTTCACCTGGACGGAATCCTTCCGCTTGCTTGTCTACTTCGTGTCTGCGGAAAAAGGAATACATGCGAAGCACAGTCGACTCGCTGAGCTTCTCTCCATTGATGATCTGATTCGCTCGAGCCCATGCCACGGCTGTCCCGCCATCACGACCGGCATCACGCCACTCGATGGCGCGTTGCGCTTCTTCCTTCATGTCCTTCGATGGTATGAACTTCAGTCCTGCTTCGGATGCTTCGTCGAATGCCTTCGTCTCTTCCCGTACCGTGACAGGTAG